GGGGCGTTCGGCCTTTCGGCAGACCAGACGGGAGAGGCAGCGAACGCTCTTGCCGGAGCAGCGGCTGCTTCTTCCGCTGACGTGTCAGACCTCACGCAAGGATTGTCGCAGGTCTCGGCGCAAGCGAACAGCGCCGGGTGGAGCATCCAGGACACCACGGCCGTTCTCGGCGCTTTCGCAGATGCTGGAGTAACGGGAAGCGATGCCGGAACGTCGCTCAAAACCATGCTCCAGCGCCTCGCCGCGCCGACCGACGAAGCGGCTGGGAAGATGGAGTCTCTCGGAATCAACGTCCGCGACGGCAACGGGAACATGCTCGATGCGGCAGGTGTCGCGCAAGAGCTGACCGACAAGCTGGGAGACCTCTCGAGTGCGGAGAAGGACGCCGCCATGCAGACGATCTTCGGGTCAGACGCGAGCCGTGCAGCGCTCATCATGACGAACCTCGGACGCGAGGGGATAGAGAAGTACACGGCGGCGACGAACGACCAGACGGCCGCGCAGCGCTTGGCGGACTCGCAAATGGGCGAAAGCGCGCGGGCCATCGAGGAGATGAAGGGCGCCGTCGAGACGGCGGCAATCAAGATCGGAACCGCGCTCGCCCCGACGGTCACGGAGATCGCTGGAATAGTAGGAGACGCAGCCGAGGCGTTTTCGAGCATGAGCGAAGAGGAGCAGCACAACGTCATACAGACCGCCGCGCTCGTCGCCGGCCTCGGCCCCGCGCTTTCCATCCTGTCGAAGCTGATACCCGTCGTCGGCGGCGTCGGAAGGGGCATACAGGGAGCGGCGAAGCTCATTGCGAAGCTCAGCACGAGCGCGAAGGATATGGCCGCGTCAACGACCCTTGCATCGGCGGCGCTCGGAAAGCTGAAATCGGCCATAGCGAAGACAGGCGTCGGCCTTCTCGTCGTAGCCGTCGGGGCCGCCGTCGGCAAGATAATGGAGTTCGTCGACGCGAACGCCAAAGCCGAGGAGCGTCAGCGGAGCGTGGACGAGGCCAGCCAATCGCTCAAATCGTCGCTCGACGGGCTCCAAGCAGGGTTCGACTCTGCGAAGTCGTCGGCAAGCGATTACTCCGTAACAGCGGACGAGATCCGCGCGAAAGCCGACGAGCTGACGCAGGCCCACAAAGACCTTGCCGATTCTCTGAACGACAGCATGAACGAGGCCGGAAGCCAAGCCGGGATGCTCGAATCGTACATGGGCGTGATCGAGGAGCTTGGGGCCAAATCGGGCCTGACGGCCGGGGAGCAATCCCGGCTCCAAGACGCTTTGAACAAGGTCAACGAGGCTTGCGGAACGTCGTTCCAGCTCACGAACGACGCGAACGGCGCGCTGTACGGCCAGGTAGACGCGATCCGCGCGGTCGTGTCGGCGCAGCAGGACAGGCTCCGCTACGAGGCTGCGAGCGAAGGCCTCAAAGACCTCTACAAACAGCAGGAAGCGGATCTCATCGAGATTACCAGGCTGGAACATGAGAGAAGCGACCTCATCGCATCGAAGTCGGGCAAGACCGTCGCCGAGCAGAAGAAGATCAACGATGCCATCACCGAGAACTACAACGCCCTTGTTGACGCGCGCGAACAGTACAACGCCACCGGCGAGACGGTGTCGGCGTACGAGAAGCGCATCGAAG